CAGATATTCAAGTACGATACAATGCTTATCTTGGTACAGCTACAGACGCTTCTGGTATTACTTATAACCAGGGTGGTACAGGCGCATCTAGTAGAACAGTAGAGAACAAGCTACAAGAGTCAGTCAGTGTGAAAGACTTCGGTGCTGTGGGCGATGGCACTACAGATGATACTGCTGCTATTCAGGCAGGGATTGATGCAATCGAGGCCGCTGGTGGCGGTACGCTGTTCTTTCCTGCTGGCACATACCGGATCAACAAGAACACAGGTACTAATGACCGATGGGGAATCAAGATTGATAGTGATGATGTGACCCTGCTAGGAGAGACAGGAACCGCATTCCGCAGGTTCTCTACTGACATTACCACCTATGCAAACGCCTATCCGATTCTGTTTATCGGGGTTGCGGATAATGACGCTGGCAGTCAAACCTCAAACATTCGGATTGAGGGGATTAAGTTTATCGGGGAGGATACCCGACACTCTGTTAGCGGAAGTACCTTGCATGATGGTCGCTATGCGATCGAGACCAAAAATACCAAGCACGTAGTTATTACCGATTGTGAATTCACCTTGATTGATAGTTCTGCAATCATGACGCAGAAGCCAGCCACCTATGACTATGTTGCTGCTGCCAATTACAACACTACAAAGAATTATGATCTGACTGTAACAGACTGTAATTTCTCTGCTGCCTCTCATGCGGTTGCAGGGAGATCATTGATCCATGCTATTTCCATTGGTGGAGTCGATGGCGCAAGAATTACCCGCAACTATTTTGAATGGTGCGATGATGCGGTATCTGGTAGCGGCACCTATGATGATCTGGATGATGTTGAGACAGATACTTGGGTATCCGCTATTGGCGCAGTCAAGAGAGTGGGGAGATACTGGACGATCACTGATAACCAGTTTGTAAACAGTTCTGAACATGCTCTATATCTAACAGGGATGGACGTTACGGTTTCTGGAAATATGTTCCGCACAGACAACCCTGCTATTTGCTACGGTAGCCAGTGTAAGAATCGCTCCAGAAATTCCAGTATTACCGGAAACACATTCTCCAATGTTATTTCTGCTATAGAGATTGCAGAGCCGTCATTCAGTGTCTCTGTCTCTGGCAATGTTATTTCGGTTTCCGATGCGTATGACACCGGTGGCGGTGTAATTGACATAAATGCGGAGGACATTGTATCCTTTATTGATAATCGTGATTATCTCTCCACCTATTATCCGGTGTCGGAGATAACGGTTGATAACAATACAATCACCTTTCGGCCGGGCGCATCTACAGGAATTAGTGAGATTGCGATCCGTCTATATTCTTTCTCATCCTCTCAACCGGAATATCCAGAAGGAGGCCAGATCAGTCACGTTGTCATCTCAAACAATGTATTCAAGAATTTCAAGTACGGCATTCATAACTCAGGGGCGGTAATTAGAAATGTAATCATTGTTGGTAATACCTTTGTGGCCAAGAGTTTTACCAAGACTGGATTTAATTCGGGAACCACAATGAATACATTGTCGATCTTGTCAGAGCATTATGGTCATACCTACTCTCTAGGAGAGTTCAGATTCAATGATAACTATGTGACTGGATCTGATTATCTGATTACCTCCACCGGTGGTACAGGCACATCCATGTACCTGCCGAATGGTATGTCTGGCAATACCTTTGAGTACATCAAAAACTTTACCTCGTCAGACTTTAGAACGCTCTCCTTTGCTAACGCATTCACAGGAAATAGAGGAAGCTATTTCTTGGATCGAACTTGGGACAGTGGGACAGCGGTTGGCAATTCAATCGGGGATGGCACAACTTCGGATAGCGGTAAGAGATCGATGTTCCAGTGGACTTCAGGCGCATTGCGTTACTACTATGATGATGCCGCTAATTTCTCAGATCTGTCAATTGACACCTAAAAGGAGTGAATATGTACAACAACGGAAACTCAAGTAAGAACGTAACAGGCTCTGGAGAATAATATGGCACTAACTAAAGCAGCAAACAGAATGACCGAGGGGGCAGCGATCAATGTACTTGACTATGGCGCAGATCCAACTGGTGTAAATGACTCATTGGCTGCATTTGATTTAGCGGTTGCTGCTGGAGATCAAGTTGTAATTCCTGTAGGCACTTATAAATTAACAGGAACTTGGTCAATACCACGCAACAAGCAAGTAAGAGGTATAGGTTATGCCGACAGCGGTAATAAAGGTCGTCCAAAACTTGTTCCAACTGCCGCTGTAACTGGTACTGTTATTGAATTAGAAGGCTCATCCAACTGGTTGGAAAACATTTATGTTGATGGTTCAGCAACAACGGGTGTTATTGGGCTTCGCATTGGTAATGTACCTTTAGCAAATTTGTGTTTTGTAAATAATGTAGACTGTGATGAATTTACAGGAAGTGGGGCTAAAGGGTTGCAGCTTATCAATACGGTTGGATCTTACTTTACCCATTGCCGATTTATTAAAAATCAGGAAAACGTAGGTATTGGTAGTTTATCAACTGGCGGCACTCCAACTACGACTGTATTTAATCAATGTTGGTTTAGAGAGGCTGTTGGCACAGGAGTGACAGTTCGTTCAAACCATCAACTTACATTTAATGATTGTCTTTGGGAGGCTAACGGACAAGCTGGCATGTCTATTGGCGATGCTGGCTTCGTTTGTGTTGGAGTTCATATTAACGGAGGTTGGTGCGAAGGAAATTGGTCTACTTCTGGCACACCAGCGAATGAGGCTCATTTCAACTTTAATGGTGTTGGTGGTGATTTTGAAAATCTCTATATATACGGAACGCTTTTTAGTGGTGGCCCTTCTAGCGTAAGAGCAATTAAAGCTAATACAATTTACGACTTGTTAATCAGTGCGCCTATAACATCCACAACTGGTGGTGCAGGTATGATTTCAACCACTAATTGTACTGGATGGCTTGAAAACTGGCGACAGCAATCTGGAACTGGATGGGCTGATAGTGGTGGCAGCATGTTTTGTAGTAAAAATGAATTAACAGAAGAATGGATAGATTGGACTCCAGTATATACACCAAATGGCTCTATGTCATTTACCAGCATTACAACCACAACGGCTCGCTATAAACAAACAGGGAAAACATTTGTATTTGAGTTAAATGTCTCAGGTACTACAGGTGGTTCTGCATCAACAAACATTTCAATGACTTTGCCATCTGGTATTACCACAAAAAATCAAAGTATTTTGATTTGTTATATGAACAATAACGGTACTAACACAACTGGTAGAGCTGTGTTTGATGGTACAAACAACGTAGCTCTTGCCAAAATAGATGGTGGTAATTTTGCTTTAGGAACAACAGGATTTTCTGGTTCGTTCACAATTGAAATTGATTAGCCATTAACAACAGGAAAATAGAATGTACAACAACGGAAACTCAAGTAAAAACGTAACAGGCGCATCTGTAGTGGACGGTACGATTGCCAATGCAGATATAGATTCTTCTGCTGCAATCGCTACAAGCAAACTCTCAGGCGCAGTCACAAGTATTGCTTCTCATGGATTGGCCTCATCAGCTACAACGGACACCACGAACGCAAGCAATATCGGTTCTGGAACATTATCTAATGACAGATTAAGTTTAGATATTAGCAACTCAGATATAAACGCTTCTGCTGAAATAGCTCAATCGAAACTGGCAACACTGGTAATCACTGATTCAGAAGTAGCGGACAATGCTTTATCAGGGAACAAGATTGATGGAGGCACTATCAGTAACTTCGCCTCTACAGGTATTGATGATAATGCTACGAGTACAGCAGTAACATTAGACTCCTCTGGCGATGTTATGATAGGTTCAACTGTTGCCCCTATTGGTACTGGTTTAACAGTAAACTCAGGCATTAGCTCTTCAAGCATCACTGCTATAGAAATTCAACAAAATACTACCGGAGCAGTAAAAGCCGCAGCAGCGTTTGGTGTTGGTATAGCTAATGGCGGTGAATCCACTAATGCTGCTTCTTTAAAGATGCTTACAGCAACAGGGGGTTCTCTAGTAGAACGCATGCGTATCACCTCCTCTGGAGACGTACAAGTCAAAACAGGCAACCTAGTAATAGGCACAGCAGGCAAGGGTATTGATTTCTCTGCTACTGCTAATACAACTGCTTCTGGTGCTTCTATGACATCAGAGTTATTAGATGACTATGAGGAAGGTACTTGGACTCCAGCCTTTACGACTACCGGAACAGCCCTCGACAGCGTGACACACTCTCACCAGTCTGGTTCTTATACAAAGATCGGCAGAAAGGTGACTGTAACCTTTATGCTACGCACCAGCGCGGTTACAGTGGGATCGGCTTCTGGCTATTTGATTATCGAAGGGTTGCCATTCACCCCTAGTCATAGTGGATCGGATCGAGGGGGAGGTTCAGCGCACAGCACTTTTGGTTGGGGTGGGGAGGCCCCTCGTAGCCTTTCAATCTCTGGTTCAACAAACAACATATACCCCACCTATCACACCACAAACAACAGGACTTACAACAGCGACCCAACAGATTTAAGTGCATCAGGTAACAATGATGTTTATGGGGCAGCCACATACTTTACAGCATAGGAGCATAGCATGGCTTTAGAAAAGAAAACAATTGAAGATAAAATCGAGATCATAGGTGATTTCAAATCAGTACAGGTACGCACTGCAACAGTGATTGAAGAGGACGGAGTAGAAATCTCTCGTTCATTCCATAGGCACACAATCTCAGCAGGTGACGACTACTCTAATGAGTCACCAGAAGTACAGGGGATTTGTCAGACCGTTCATACACCAGAAGTAGTTGCTGCATTTGAAGCACACAAGGCAGAGCAGGAGAATAACTAATGCTATCACTACTAATACATGGCGGTGCTAACGGTAACGACTTATAAGGAGAAATGAAAAATGAAAACACTAGATGTAATTGAAGATACGTTGGCAATTGTACCATCAGATACTTTCTACGAGATATCTATTGCAGCAACAACCAATCAGCAATTGACAGCACCATCAAACGCAGAGTTTGTAGTGTTCTCTGCTAATGGTGACTTCTATGTTTGCTATGATGGCACTGCTGCAACTGTTCCATCTTCTGCAACCTGGACAACCGGAGATCAGGAATTGAATCCTAGTATCCGTAAGTGTGAAGCAGGAGATACATTCGATGTGATTGCTCCAGCAGCAACTAAGATTACTGCGGCATTCTACGCATAGAAATGAACCTACATAAATATAAGAAGGGAGAGCACTTCAAGGGTAATAAGTATAGGGACTATAAGGGTTCCTTTATGACAGCCGCCCTATTCTTGGAGACCAGAACAAATGATTCTTATCCACCTCTATATACTTTTGAGTCGGAAGATAAAGAACATCCTGAATATGGTAAACTCATATCAATAAGGAAGATTTATTTAGAGGCTAACGATCCAACTGAATATTCAGTAGCTATGGCTATAGTAGATTCTTGGGATCACTGGCAACGTATATGTGCTTCCAAGAAAGTAGGACCATACATTAAACAGCTACGTGATGAACTGGAAGTTAAGATGAGATCACAAGCTATTCATGAGATGGCTAAGATATCAACTCAAGGCGTTAAAGGATTATCTGCAGCTCGTTGGTTAGCTGAAGGTTCATGGAAAGGTAAACGTGGTAGACCTAAGAAAGCAGAGGTAGAGAGACAAATGAAGATTGATGCCAAGATCCAATCTGAAGTAGATGAGGACTTTAGTAGAATACAGGATTTCTTAAGTGATCAAGCAACAGCTCACTGAGCGTAAGCAACAGCTCACTAAAGAAGACATAAAAGATCTAGCGGAAGCTGACCTACTTACTTTCGCTAAGCTCGTTAATCCTCAACGCATGTATGGTAAAATGCATGAGGAACTATTTCGTTGGTGGCAAGCTGAGAATGCAAGTGATAACCAATTAGTTTTGTTACCTAGAGATCATCAGAAATCTCATTGTATCGCTACTAGAGTTGCTTGGGAAATAACGAGAGATCCGTCATTAACTGTACTGTACATATCTGCAACAGCAGATCTAGCCGAGAAACAATTATATGCTATTAAAAATATACTCACATCTAAAACCTATCGTAGATACTGGCCTAACATGGTTGAGAAAGAAGAAGGAAAGCGTGAGCGTTGGACTGTCGGAGAAATTTCGCTTGATCATCCAGTACGTAAAAGAGAAGGTGTCCGAGATCCAACGATAAAAGCAGCCGGATTAACTACAAACGTAACTGGTTTTCATTGTAATATAGCTGTACTGGATGATGTGGTAGTACCTGGAAATGCTTATACTGGTGAGGGTAGAGATAAGGTAGCTGGTATGTATTCACAACTAGCTTCTATTCAAACCACCGGAGCTAAGGAGTGGGTAGTTGGTACACGTTATCATCCTAAAGATCTATATACCACTCTACTTGAAATGGTTGAGGAAGAGTTTGACGATGATGGTGAGGTCATAGACTTTGTACCTGTATATGATATATTCCAGAAGGTAGTAGAGATAGAGGGTGAGTTTCTATGGCCAAGACAAAGACGTAAGGATGGCAAGTTCTTTGGTTTTGATCTAAAACAACTGGCACGTAAGAAAGCTAAATATGTTGATAGAGTTCAGTTTTATGCTCAGTATTATAATGATCCTTTCGATCCTGATAATCAACGGATAAGCTATGATGTATTCCAATATTATGATCGTAATCTAATATCACTTAACGACGGTTCTGTACATTTTAAAGGTAATAAATTAAATGTATTCGCAGCTATTGACTTTGCATTCTCAGTACGTAAAGGTGCTGACTATACAGCTATCGTAGTTATAGGTGTAGATGGAGATAATAATATATACGTACTGGATATAAACAGATTCCAGACTACATCTATTAAGGAAATGTTTGATGCTGTGTTGAACGTCTATTCTAAATGGGACTTCACTAAACTAAGAGCGGAGGTTTCAGTAGGACAGAAAGCCATAGTACAGGAATTTAAAGAATACATGAGACAATACGGTGTATTCTTTAGTATTGATGAGCATAGACCTACGAGATATCAAGGTACTAAGGAAGAACGTATGGCTTCCATATTGGAACCTCGTTATGAGAATATGGCTGTATGGCATTATAAGGGTGGTAATATTCAATTATTGGAAGAGGAACTCATAGAGACACATCCAGCTCATGATGATATTAAGGATGCTCTAACATCAGCTATAGAAGTTTCTAAACCACCAGCACGTAGACAGATGAATAGAAAACAACACAGAGATAATGTATTTACACACGCTAGGTTTGGCGGTATAGCTGTTTAAGTTTAAACAAGGAATCATATGAACAATACTTTTGATGTAGAACAATTCTTGGACAGAGATAGATTAGCAGTTACTATTGCTAATAACTGGACTGAATGGCAAGGTCTACGCAAGGAATGGGAATCAGAGAAGAGAGAGCTACGTAATTATATCTTTGCTACTGATACTACTAAGACTACTAATGCCTCTTTGCCTTGGAAGAATAAAACTACTCTTCCTAAATTAACCCAGATCAGAGATAACCTACATGCTAACTATATGGCAGCCCTCTTCCCTAATGATGAGTGGTTATCATGGAGTGGTGATGATGAGGACTCAGTAGCTATGGATAAACGTAAAGCCATTGAGTTCTATATGAAGAATAAACTCAATAACTCTGGCTTTAGGAATACCATATCTAAACTAATTCTGGATTATATTGATTATGGTAATTCTTATTCAGGTATTACGTACGTTAATGAATCTAAATCAGATCCTATTACGGGTGAAGTAATACAGGGATATGTGGGTCCTAGACTTTATCGTATCTCACCTTTCGATATTGTATTTAATCCTACCACTGCATCCTTTGAAGAATCACCAAAGATCATTAGATCAATTAAATCACTAGGTGAATTAAAGAAGAATGTACTAAACAATCCTGAGCTTGGTTATAGTCAAGAAGTTATTGATCGTATACTTAATAATCGTAAGGCATATACACAGCTTGATCCTTCTGATCGTGCTAAGTCAGAGGGTTTCTCAGTAGATGGTTTTGGTTCTATTGAACAGTATTATAACTCTGGATATGTAGAGCTTCTTGAGTTCCAAGGAGATATCTATGATCAGGATACAGATACTCTTTATGAAGATCATATCATCACTGTTATTGATCGTAGTTATATAGTACGCCTAGAACCTAATAAATCGTGGTTAGGGGAGGGTTATATCAGACATGTGGGTTGGCGTACCAGACCTGATAATCTCCTCGCTATGGGGCCACTAGACAATCTGGTGGGTATGCAGTATCGTATTGACCACCTTGAGAATCTAAAGGCTGACGTATTTGATCTTATAGCACATCCAGTTATGAAGATTAGAGGATACGTAGAAGACTTTGAGTATGGTCCAGGTGAACGTATTTATGCTGGTGATGATGGTGACGTAGATTTCATGCGACCAGATACTACTGCTCTTTCTGCTGATATGCAGATTAGAGAGCTAGAGAATAAAATGGAAGAGTTTGCTGGTGCTCCTAAACAAGCTATGGGTATTCGTACTCCAGGTGAGAAGACAGCATATGAAGTACAAGCACTTGAGAATGCTGCTGGTCGTACATTCCAAAATAAGATCACACACTTCGAGGAACTATTTATAGAGCCACAGATAAATGCAATGTTTGAAATGTCAAGGAGACATTTAGATGGTGCTGATATTATTCGTGTAATGGATGATGACTTTGGTGTGGCTTCTTTCCTTACTGTAACCAAAGAAGACATTACAGCCAGAGGTAAGTTATATCCAAGAGGTGCTCGTCATTTCGCTAAACAAGCACAGCTTATACAAAATCTAACTCAGTTCGCTAACAGTTCTATAGGACAAGATCCTGCTGTTAATGTACATATCTCAGGTAAACGTATGGCACAACTAGCTGAGGAATTACTGGGTGTAGATAAGTTTGGATTAGTACAAGAGAACGTGCGTATCATGGAACAGCAAGAGACTCAACGTATTATGCAGAGTGCTCAACAGCAACTACAACAAGAGCAGATGATGGATGTAGATCAGTCTGAGGAAGAAGAACAGATAATATTACAACAACAAGGAGCAATATAATGGCAAGAACAACTCCAGGTGGAGGCTTTCAACCTAAGTTTGGTATGGGTAGAGGCGGTGGTACAGGTGGTGGTCGGATGGGTAAGGCTGCCGTAATCAAGGGTGGCACACCTACAGGACGTAAAGTAAAACGTCAAGGCAAGAAAGCACAGTCAACAGCAGTACCTAAGTCAGGACCTACTCGTCAGAGTGTAAAGGAAGGTATTAAGAGCAGAGCTAAGAAGCGTGAAGCTGAGAAGGCTAGAGTATCAGCACTAGCTAAGAAACGTAGAGAGGAAGCTAAGAAACGTTCTGAGGCTCGCAAGAAGAAAGCCGCTGATAGAGAAGGTACCAAGAAACAAGCTAAGAAGAAAACTGTTAAAAAGAAAACTGTTAAAAAGAAAACACCAAAAGCAAATATTAATAAGATTGGTGGTGGTAAACCTGCATCACCTTCAAGAGCTAAGAAGGCTGGTATACTAACAGGTTCTGTTGTAGGGGGTACTATATTAGGTATAGGCCTTAGTAATCTTTCACAAGATAAGGCGGCTCCCAAGAAGAAGGTATGGGAAACAGACGCTTACAAGAAGAAGATTAGAGAACGTGATGCTAAGGTAGAGGCTATTAGAAAACGTAAACAACAGAACAAAAAGAAAGCTTTTGATGTTTCAGCTTTGATTGGTAAGTCTACCGATAAACTAAAGAAGCAACGTAAAAGCGATCTAGCTAAACGTTATGCTAAGAAAGCTAGTAAGTCAGGTTTTACTGTTTCTAATCTTATTGCTAAAGCAGTTGGTAATATGAAGAAGAAACGTAAACAGGAAGAACTTAGTAAAAAGAAAGGTTATCTTAGAGATAGCTCAGGTAAAAGAGTGAGAACAGGCTATGGCGGTTATGTCAGAACAAGGAAATAAACGTGTACCAGCTATCCTTACTTCGCATTTAAAAACTAAAGCGGAGAAGGATAGTTGGAAAGAATCTTATTTTAATTCTACTTTTGTTACTGATCCTATTAAAAAGGTTATCAGTAAGAAGATTGATAAAGTAAATAAAACAAGTGAAGATGATTATAATGTTGCTTCATGGGCTTATTTACAAGCTGATAAAATTGGATACGAGAGAGCATTAAAAGAAATTATAGATTTATTGCCATAGCTATTGACTTTTCAATAAAAGTATGGTATAATATATTAATGTTAATAAGACTTATTATTAACTATATAAATAAAGTGAAGGGAGAATTTCATGACCAATGATACTGTGTTTGAGAAAGGTAACGATACGACCAATATTGATACTAACAATAATAACAACGCAATTAATAATGATAATAATGGTGTTGTAGATACTTACGTAGGTGAAGGTAAAAAGTATTCTAGTGTAGATGAATTAGCACAAGGATATCAGAATGCTGATGCTTTTATCGACAAGTTGAAAGAAGAGAATGCTGAGCTTCGTACTCAACAGACTAAACAGACAACTGTAACGGAAGTACTAGACGCTATTAAAACAGAGCAGAAATCCACGAACGGAAGTAGCGATGACCTCTCTACTATAAGTGAAGATGAAGTAGCTAAAATTGCACAACAGACTTACGATCAACAGAAACAATTTGAGGGTGCTAAATCAAATATCTTGAAAGCAGATAAAATGCTCAAAGATATTTATGGTGATAAAGCTCAAGATATAATGAATAGTAAAGGCTCTGAACTTGGTTTAGGTCCTGATACTCTTCAAGATCTAGCTGCTAAATCACCTACTGCATTTATTAATCTTGTAGCTGGCAATCAAAAGTCTGCTAACGAAACTGCACCCACTACGGGTTCAGTGAACAGCGACTCATTAGCAAATGTAAATCAACAGACTATTGCACAGAAGGGTACTTATACATGGTACCAAGAGTTGAAGAAAAATAATCCTTCACTTTACAACTCTTCATCTGTTCAAAATCAAATGATGGAAGATGCACGTACAATGGGTCGTGATGCTTTTTTTAATACTTAATTAGGAGGTAATCTGTTATGGCAGGTTGGTCTACAGGTAATATGGATCATCTCATTCGTAGTGAGATTTGGTCTAGTGAGTTGAAGGATGTCCTTTTGGATGATCTTCAGGCTCAGGGATATGTACGTTGGTTGTCCGAATTCCCAGATGGTAATACATTTACTATTCCATCTATCGGTACTGCAAACGTACGTGATTATAACGAAGGTGATTCTGTTGTATATGATGCTATGGATACTGGTGAGTTCCAGTTTAGTATCAGTGAGTACGTAAGTTCCGCAACATACATCACTAACAAGGCTAAGCAGGATTCATTCTATATGAATGAGCTTGTATCTAGTTTTGTACCTAAACAGCGTAGAGCTATTGAAGAGAAACTTGAGACTGATATTCTAGCACTCTCCGGTTCTCAGACAGCTTCTAACGTTAACTCAATCAATGGTGCAGAGCATCGTTTTGTTGGTACAGGTTCCAATGAAATTATGGCTCCTGCTGATTTTGCAAAGGCTAAGTATGGCTTGAAAAAAGCTAACGTGCCTATGTCTAATCTCGTAGCTATTGTTGATCCTTCTGTTGGTTATGCTTTGGAGACATCTAGCAATCTAGTTAATGTTTCTAACAACCCACGTTGGGAAGGTGTAGTAGCTGATGGACTCACTTCCGGTATGCGTTTCGTTAAGAACGTATATGGTTTTGATGTTTATGAGTCTAACTACTTGACTGATGCAAACGAAACAATTGGTGGTGTAACTACTGCTGCTGGTAAGGCTAACATGTTCTTCAGTGCTGAAGGATCTGTTACTCCATTTGTCGGTGCATTCCGTCAGATGCCACAGGTTGATTCCGAGTACAATAAGGATAAGCAACGTGAAGAGTACGTAACTACTACTCGTTATGGTGTTCAGCTTTATCGTCCAGAGAATCTCGTTTGTGTTCTTACTGATACCGATCAGGTTTAATAGGAGGTAATCTAATGGGAACTACATGGACAAATGATGATGGTCTTGTCGTACAGTTTGGTACTCGTACCTCTGAAGACAAGCGTGGCGGTGTTGTAAGTACTGCTGGTAATGTTGAGGAAATGGTCGTAGACTTTGCTTACGATGATCTTCCAGATGGCTCTACTGACGGATCTTATACTACCATTCCTTCCGGTGCTATGATTCTTGATGCTTATTTTGAGGTAACTGCCGCGTTTGTTGGCGGTACTTCTTATGACATTGATCTCGTAGATACTGCTGGTTCAGCTATTGGTTCTGGCGAAGACAAGCTCTTTGATGCTCTTGTTACCGCTGATATCAACGCTATTGGTGAGCGCAATTCTGCACGAACTCATGGTGGTACTAACTCTGGTAATGCTCTTGATACTGAGCTTGCTAGTGCTGGTATGCTTAAGGCAGCTGCAACAGGTACGTTTACTGCTGGCGCAGGACGTATGGTAATTCGTTACATTCCGTAACTAAAAAGCAGGGCGTACTAATTATTAATTTAGTTAGTACGCCTTGTATTAATAGGATAAATTATGGCACAGATGACTCTTCTTGACATGACCCAGAATATCCTGTCAGCTATGGATAGTGATAATGTCAACGATATAGATGCCACACCTGAGTCACAGCAAGTAGCTACCGTAATCAAAGAAACATACTTTGAGATTATTAATCGTAGAGATTGGCCATTCCTTATGGGGGCTGATCAACTAACAGCACTGGGTGATTCTTCTAATCCAACACGTATGCAAATCCCTAGTGGGGTTAGTAAAATATATTGGATTAAATATGACCGTAAGGAAGCAACTGCTGATCCTGAATTAAGTACAGCTATTACTTATAAAGAACCTATTGACTTTATAGAATTATGTGATAATAGAGATAGTACAAGTTCAGATGTATTAGTAGTCACAGACTCCAGCGGTATCAAACTAAATATTCGTAAAGATGATGGTCCTCAATACTGGACATCTTTTGATGACGAATATATCTATTTCGATTCTTATGCTTCTTCATTAGAATCAACACTACAAGAAAATAAAACCAAGATACATGTTCTTAAAGAACCATCTTGGTCACACACAAATACAACAATACCTGATCTACCTGCTCACATGTTCTCTATGTTTTTAGCTGAGGCTAAGTCAGTATGTATGCTCAACATTAAACAAATGGAATCAGTTAAGGAAGAGCAGAGAAGTAGAAGAGGTTTAACTAGAATGCAACATGCATCATGGAGAGAGAATGGAAAACCAAGAACCCCTAACTACGGTAGAAACAGATAAACAAAAAAAGAAACCTAGAAAGAAATATGTTAGATCTAGGGAAAATAATAGTAAGCCTCTACAGAATACAAAAGCCAAACGACTAGAACAACAGAAGTTATGGCAAGAAGGTATGCGTACCAAGTTTGAAATCAAACGTCTACCTCAGCTCACTTCCGTTGAGATCGTAACCAAAGGTAATACTAAACTACCTAATAGTTTACAGGGTATGTGGACCGATCATAAAATAGCTCAACGAGCAATTAATGTTTATATAGAAACTGGATTCAAGGTTTAATGCCACAAGCACAACAAAATAAAAATTATTTCACATTCGTTAAGGGGCTTATTACTGAAGCAAACCCATTAACATATCCAGAGGATACTTCTTTTGATGAAGATAATTTTATACTAAAACGTAACGGTAGCCGTGAACGTAGATTAGGTATAGATTGGGAAACTAATAATAAAACAGCCAATACTGTTGATGTTGTTACTACAATAGGTGGTTCTTCTTTTGATGATTCCGAAATAGAAAGTTATGCTTTTACTACTCATGAATGGAGGGGTGTAGCTGGTGATGGGAATAAGAATTATACTATTATTCAGATAGGGCCATATCTTTATGTACACGATATGGAAAGATATCCATCTGATAGTACGGATAATCATATTATATCTGAAAACAGAATAGATCTAAATATAAGCGGTAACGAATACATAGATCTAACAAACTATGCGGCTCCTGGATTAGCTAGTTCAGTAGGCACAAATCCTGTTGATATTGCTTTTGGTAGGGGACGTGCATTTATTACCTGTGCTTGTGTAGAGCCTATTTATCTTGAATATACTACAGCCACAGATACGTGGTCTGTTGTTCAGTTTGAGTTACAGGTTAGAGATTTTGAGGGGGTAACAGATAACCTAGATTTAGGTGAGCGTCCATCATACCTCTCAAAAGAACACCAATATAATCTACTTAATCAAGGCTGGAAAAACGAGGGTGAGGGTGGTATAGATACACGTAAGATGTCACCACTAGAAGATATTGGAGCGGTTAGTGAAGTAACAGTAACCAACGGTGGTTCTGGTTATACCACTGAACCAACCATTGCTTTTACTGGTGGTGCGGGTGCAGATGCAGCAGCTACAGCCACTATACTTAATGGAGAAGTTATCTCTATTACTGTAACAGAAGGTGGTACTGGTTATACTTCCGCACCTACCATGAGTTTTTCAGGGGGTGGTGGATCCGGTGCAACAGCGACTTGTGATTATGCTACTGCTGATGACACTCCATCTAAATATCCATCTAACTCTGACTTATGGCAATTAGGTAAATATACAGATCTTGATACAGCATCTAGCACCAACGGCCAAGATATCTGGAATACTACACAACTAGATAAATTCAATATAGGTAATGCAACTGCGGCTAAAGGTAGTTTTACTTATGATTTATTTAATATAAATAGATCTTCTAACGTAGCTGGACTTTCTGATATAACTGAAACATATAGAGCAAGCACAGTAGCTTTCTTTGCTGGACGTGTTTGGTATAGTGGTTTTAATTCTGAACGCATTGGTGGTAATGTAGTATTCTCTCAAATTATTCAAAACATAGATCAGCAAGTTGGTTATTGTTTTCAAGCTAACGACCCTACTGCTGAAGACCTAAACGAAGTACTACCTTCTGATGGTGGTGTTATTGATATTCCAGAAGTAGGACATGTCAATAAGATTATTACTGCAGGTAACTCATTAATTATTTTAGCTAATAATGGTGTATGGCAAATATCTGGTGGTGATTCAGGCTTTACTGCTGATACTTATGTAGTAAAGAAGGTAACTAATGTTGGTTGCGATTCACCAAATAGTGTTATCTTTGCTGAAGGGCTTGTTTTTTATTGGGCTGGTGGTGGTATTTATGTGCTGGAAGCAGATCAAATATCATTAAATCTGAAAGCTACAAACATAACACAGAATACTATTCAAACTAAATATAATAATATACCTAGAAATAAAAAGAATAAAGTCTTTAGTATTTATGATGAGAACGAAAAAGTACTTATTTGGGGATATAATGATGATGCTGGTGAGGATATAGATTATAAATATACTAAATCAATTATGTATGATTTAAATCTAAAAGCTTTTCATTTACATTCACTAGGAACCCTAAACGGAGATAAACCTTTTATTGCTACGGGTCTTTTCTATCATGATCTAACGGTTGGGGGGGTACAACAGAAAAGCACACCTAAGTTCTTATCTATAGTGCCTACAGTACCTACTCATGCAACGGATAAACAGTGGAAATATTGTTTTAGTTATATGAAGGATGGAGATTATTTTACAGATTGGAGACAGTTTGAGATAGATATAAATAGTGCCACTGACGATGCTGTTGCTGGTCATAGTTATACCTCATATTTAGAAACCGCTTATGAGTTAGGCGGTGATGCTATGAGAAATAAACAAGTTAATTATTTATATATTTATATGACACGTACTGAATTAACAGCTACGGATGGCGTTCTTGATAATCAAAGTGCTGTAGATGTACAAGCTCGTTGGGAATGGGCTGATGATTCTATAAGTGGTAAATTTACAGATACATTTGACGGTTATAAATATGTACGTCCTTATGTATTATCTTCCACAACAGGAACAGTAAACGTGGATTATGGTTATAAGGTTATGGTAACAAAAAATAAAATACGTGGTCAAGGTAAAGCAGTACAATTTAGATTCGCTTCACAAGATAATAAAGACTGTAAGCTTTTAGGTTGGGCGATACACGCAACAGGAGTAACTATAGTGTAATGATTATATATCGAGAAGAGAGAGCAGAGGACTTGGTAGATGAGATTAAATTACACATACATAATCATTGGGAAGAAGTAGAACAATATAAAGATAAGATAAAACTTAATCCTGATTTTAATAAATATATTGAATTAGATAATCTAGGTATGTTACATGTTGTAACCGCTAGAAGAGAACAGGATTTAAAACTGATAGGTTATTTTATATCAGTAATAATGCCACCATTACATCATAAAGATCATTTATTTGCTGTTAGTGATATTATTTATATTGCACCAGAATATCGTGGTAAACTTTTAGGTTTAAAATTAATTAAATATACTGAAAAGAAATTAAAAGAGAAAGGTGTTTCAGTTCTAAACATAACCATGAAGACACACGCATCATTTGAAAAAATATTAGAACGTATTGATTTTAATAAACAAGAAATTACATATACGAAATACATAGGAGTATAGAAATGCAAGCTTTAATGATAGCATCAACAGTAATTGGAGCTTATTCAGCTTACCAACAAGGTAAAGCATCTAAAAAGGCAGCGGCGGAGACACGTAAAGCTAGGAAAGCTGAGGCTAAAGTGCAAGCTGCTAAAATGGTACGTGAGAAGAAAGATGTTGTTGAGCGAGGTCAGAGAGCTAAGGCAGTTGCTCTAGCACAAGCAGAAGCAGCAGGTGGTGAAACTGCAATTAGCACACAAACATCTTTACTTCCAGGGGTACAAGGATCTATTACTTCTCAACAGGGAGAGCAACTATCTTTCCTTGAGGGACAGGATGTTGGTATGGGTCAACGTAATGTAGCTGCAGGTAGAGCTGCCGGTCATCAATCAAGAGCCAACCAGTGGGGAGCTTATGGTTCTATGGCTGGTACTATTTTCTCGGGCGCACAAGCTCTAGCATAATGACAACTCAAGCACTCTTTGCTGATCAAGAGATAGATCTATTTGCTGATCTTGAACAACCAGAGGAACAACAGCCTCTAGGTGAAACACTACGTAAACTTATTGCTGGTGAAGCTACGTACGTATCTGCTCAGGAGAATAGATATGAACCTATAGTACGTCAACAGCAGTACATTGGTGCATATAATCAGCTTAAGACTGAAGATAATATTGATGGTGTACTACATAATTCAGCTTCAGCATATAGTAATAGTATGCGTGAAGTACTGAATACATACATGCAGAAGTATATAGATTCTAATCCTAACGATGTAGATGGTTTTCAGGAAGAAGTAATGACTGTGAGTGAAGCTCACGGTACTCTTGATGAGGATATGACAGTTGAGAATGCTTTTGATGTAGCATTCGTTGAGTCAGCTGCTAGTACCAATATGGATACAGCAGTGCAGAAAGAACAAATGTTTAGGTTCTATGCTCAGAGACAATTAGCAGAACTTTTAGATAAGCAGGATGTGTTTGATAAGGTTGTTAATTATACTGCATTATTATGGCCAGATATTACTTATGATATATCTCAGTTCTTAGAAGGAAGCTGGTTTAATAATTACGATGATTTCTATTCATTCCAACAGAATTTCTTTTCGTTGTCACCCAAAGATAAAGTTATTGCTTGGAAAGAAATTCAAGAACAAGCATACGAAACCTTCGATAGCAACGAAGTAAAGACAGCTATCTTCTTGGCAACACTCATTGATCCAGTAGGTGCTGATGAGGTTAAGACACAAGGATACTTCGATGCATTCGACATAGGTACTGCTGGAGTTACTGCTGGTATAGCACTAACCAGACCTTTGTTTACCGCTCTCCGATCAATGAGACTTAATAAGAAACTCATGGAGCTTGAGAATGTAGATGAAGCAGGAATGGTTACAGCCATGGAAGGATTGGACGAGGCAGGGGCTGATGCGCTCTCTGCGAGCCGTTTCGATACAGCCTCTACCATTAACCCATTTAATACAGAAGAGTTCATAGGGGGCATTGACGGTCTCTCAGAGGCTACTGTACGTAACCTAGAGGGACATATAGGACAAGGTACTAAACTAGATACCATTCTTAATAATATACATAGATTCACATCTCCAGAAGCTGATAGCTTATTCCTAAAGGAAGGCTTCATACCACCAGATACGAGAGAACGTCTAATAGCTGAAGCACTTAATAAACAACAGCAGTTATCACATGATTATCGTGTGAAGCTCGGTGTCGATATGAGGGATGTTCGTGTCATTAAGAGTGATGAGGATGGTTTCACTATTGGTTATAAGCTGGAGGGTTTAGACTTAGAACATAAAGTAGCCTTTACTATTGATGATGAAACAGGCTCATTTATGACTACTGAATTAGGTAAAGTACCTGCTACTGTACTCTCACCTTCTCGTTTATTTCAGGATGATCCATACTTAGTATCTGGCTTTACCAGAACCGGTGATCAAGGTGCTCGTTTATCTGCTGGTTTTAAACAAGCATATAAAGAAGCACTTAAGCCTATAGAAAAAGGTTTGATTAAGGACGGTATACTAGATAAAATTAAATACCGTAAGCGGTATAGACAATTAGATGAGATACTTGTTCTAGCTGATAACCACAGATTGAAACAAACACTCACACCCATACAATTAAAGCAAGGTTTCTTTACTAATAATGAAGGTAAGGTAATTCATTTTGAAGCTCTCAGTGATGATGGCGTTAAGGCTTATTATGGTGTACGTAGAGTACTAGATCAGTTGTGGGAACTAACTAATTATCGTATACGTAGGGAATATCAGGCTAAAGGTTATAAAGATATTGACATATACCAAACAGTAGATGGTGCGGTCGCTAAACAACAACATATCGGTAAGCCTCATGATACTATAGAAGCTGCACATACATCTATTAGGCATTATGGTGATTCACTTAGTCAGGGCAAGGGTAAGAGATCACGATCTAACTGGATATATATCTATAAAGCACCAACTGAGGAGGGTGCTAGTGGTTCGTTTAATAAATACCCTAGCCACCAACTACCCTCTAAAACAGGTATACTTCAACAGTGGTATGATGAGGGATATAAACTTTATAGATTAGATACACCTGTTTTAATGAAGAATGCTGGTGATACTAAAGGTTCTTATATTGATTATGCTCTTATTAAGGAAGAGTGTTGTGTACATGAACTGCCTTATACTATGTTGAATAAGGAACCTAATTATATACCACGTATTTATAATAAAGGAACTTACTTCGTTAAGGAAATAGAGAAGGAAGGACTGACACATACTAGACGTATAATGTACAGCAAAAAAGATGCTGAGGATTTTGTCAACACACAGAATAAATATCTAGGTGAGGAAGTTACAGGCTCTAAATGGATTTATAAATTCGATAGAGAATTAACACCTTATGAACTTGAGGAAGAAACTATCAATATGTTTGGTGGTTTATATTCAGGTAAACGTGCTAAGGATAGAATCATTGAGGGTACTGGTGTTCCTAATGAAGCGGAGTTCCCTGATCGTGTTAACTCACTAGGTGCTATTCAGAGATACATGAACCACGTAGCTTCTGTTATTCCTATGAATGAATATCGTATGGCTATGCAGAAGCGTTGGTTGAATACAGCAGAGAAGATTAGAGTACAGAAAGGATACGCAGCTGTACTTGAGAAACCTTGGGACTTTCATTCTGATATTTTGTTAGATAAGTTTTCTTCTGAAGCTGTTGCTTTGGAGAGTTTACGTTCATATATAAACGATGTTATGCGTTTACCTACATTCACTGATAAACTGTGGACATCAGGAATGCGTAGGTTAGCTGAGACTACAGAGAAAACCACTATAGGTTCTATTGATTGGAGCGGTGGTCTTTATAAGAAGAAGTTTGGTAAGCCTTACGATGCTACTATATATAGAGGATTACAATGGGCTTCATCAAAAGATCCTTATGCTCTTATGCGTACAATGGCTTTCCATCCCTTACTAGGTTTCTGGAACTTCTCTCAACTGGTAGTACAATCAGCAGGAGCAACGCTAGCGGTTTCTCTTGATCCTGTTAATGCTACTAAATATATGAGACAGTACTCAGCATTAAGGATGTTGAGTTTAGCTAAACATTTTCCAAAGATACAGAACAACCCAGAGAAAATGTCTCTTATTTATAATAAAATAGCTAAGGCATCTGATCTAAAAGTAGATGATCTAAAAGAACTACACCTTCAATGGGAACGTACTGGTCTTGAAGAATCAATTATGCTTAATGCTGATTTCAACGCTGCTAAACAGGGGTTTGGTATAGGTATTGAAGGATTAAAAAAGATAACCGATAGTGGACTGCTGTTCTATCGTGAAGGCGAGCTAGTTAACCGAGGATATACTTGGTTAATGGCTAGAAATAAATGGATGACTAGGGAAGGACGTGGTGTTCTAAATACTGCTGATGAGAAAGCTGTTATTGATGAGGCTTATAAAGTGGGTCTTAACTTCTCACGTATGAATCGTGCTCAGTGGCAGAAGGGAGCATTATCTGTGCCTACACAGTTCCAACAGGTAATGGCTAAGTTCATGGAACAGTTTATTCCTGGATCTAAGAACTGGACTAAAGGTGAGAAAGCCAAAGTACTGACAGGACAGTTGATATTATTTGGAGCGGCTGGAGTACCAACTGCTGAATACATAATTAATAATGCATTACGTATGGCTGGTTATGAAGCTGGTGATCTATCGGAAACAGAACGTAGAACTATTCAAGAAGGAATAACAGGTTTGTTCCTAGAGCTGATGGATGCTGATGTTACTGTAGTTAATCGTATGGCATTCTCTGCTGATCCCGAACATAGTGTTATTGGTAAACTTTTTGATGGTGGTCCTAGTACTGCATCTGCTTACTTTGGTGCGTTTGGTACAGTGATGGGACGTGCGGAGAATAGTATTAGTTTACTTAAACCAATATTTGGTTCAGCAGATACAATACATGACTTAACAGCTAATGATCTTTTGGCTGGAGCTAGTCAGCTTGGGCGTATCTCTTCTTCTTGGAGAAACATACACAAGTCTATGTATCACCATAACTTAGGTATCATGTTTGATAACCATGGTAATAAAATTAAGGAAACAAGACCTAACCTAGTTTCAGAAATTGGTCAAGCACTTGGTTTTAAATCAAAAGATGTTGAGATTACCTATGACATGCTTGAGTACAACAAGGATAAATCTACATTCTATAAAGAGATACTGGATGACATGGTTCAATTACGTGTTATGTATCTACATACGGTAACTGGTGAGGTATCAGATCCACAGGCAGCTCGAAGACTACTAGCAGCTGAGAAGATTCTGTTTGCTGGTGCTGGTTTATCACCTGACGAAGAGCAGAAGATGTATACTATGTTGGGTCAGAGACTTTCTCAGAATGAAGGTAAGTACGTAATGGAACATAATAAACTATTCAACAATATATGGTTGGAACAAGGTGCTCCTAGAGTTGAACAGACAGTACCACCGCTAATGAATATAGGACAATAAGATGGGACTACAAACACAACTACAAGATCCTACTGTATATGATATACCAGATACAGCAGTGGTGGATGATCATTATAGACACTATGCTAAGGCATTTGATACTGCTGTTACTGGTGGTATTGAGACATACAAAGAATATCAGAAAGGAGTTGCTAGGGAAGAGCAAGCAGGGGAAGTTGAGGGTTATCAGAGTGAGGTTGAGGCATATCAAAAAGCTAAACCCACACCACTGCCTTCTAATGCTACACCTGAACAGGTACAGTTAGCTAAAGAACAGTCTCAGGTATTTCAAATGCATAAGCAGGGGCTATTATCTGGTCCTAGTTTAAAAGCACGTATACAAAAAGTAGCTCGTCAACAGATGGTTGATCATCCTTGGATGGCTGCGGAGATTAAAGCTTACTCTGCTTTCTATACTAAAAGCTCAGCTGGTGCTATTGAGTTACCGCCTGAGTTACAGGGTATTAAGGATGCACAGAAACAGATAGCTAAGAACATGGCTCTTGAGGGCATGAACGCTACTGATCCTAATCAATATAATGCTTACGTCACACGTATGCATAAGGTAGCTGTGTTTGATGCTAGACAGAAAGAATTAACATATAATGCATCACAAGGTGATTTCAATGTTCCTGATGTTATAGATCTTATTGATAACATGGCATTAATATTACCTGCTAGTGAAGGTCAAGGTATGGGTATGTTACCTTTAATGAAACAGTTTAATAAAGAACTAGCTAACGCAGGTGGAGATCCCTCTCAAGTTAATGTGGGTTTCTATAAGTCACAAGTATCTTTGCTTAAGTTTCAGCTTAAAGCTGGGCTATCTGCTGCTATTGAACAGGCTGGTGCTAATCTTGATTTTAATGATCGCAAGGAAGTAGAGGAACATATAAATAATATAGGTAGTGATTGGATTACTGCTATTGAGGAAGGTAATAAAGCTAAGCTTGGCTTCCTTACGAGTCAGAATGAGTTGGTAGAACAAGGTGTTATACGAGATCTGGGTCCTATAGCACCATTAGCTAAAGCTCTTGGTGACTCAGGAGCACAGGAACTATTGGGGTCATGGAGAAGGCTATCTGGGTTATCTGAGAATGCTTTTAAGCTCGACCCCTTCTATATTAAACATCCTATCTACTCTGATATGTTACGTAGGAACAAACCTGAATTTTATATAGGTGCAGTAATTAAGGGTTTCTCAACAGGCAATCCACTTGAACGTACACCATTAACTAATAATATTGCAGTTGATGTAATTAGTAGTATGTCAAGTGCTAATGTACAAACTAATCAACCATTCACTAAAGAACAACAGATAACATATAGTACTGCTGTCAATAACTTATTGAATCAAGAGAGTACTGAGCATCGTGTGGGTGCTATGGAGAGATTACTTACTGATCGTATTAATGCTAGTGTGATATTTAGTAATCCAGAAACTACACAGGAAGTACGTAATGCATTCACATCTATCTATACCGGACTGATAGAGAAACGTGAGACTATGGAATCACAGGCTATCTTCTATATTGGTGATGATAGTAATGTTCACTCATATCTTCCGGGTCGAGCTAAGGAAATTGATTTACTTTTTGGTGAAGGTACACAGGCTGTTGAACCAGCATTCGTAGAGATGACTAATAAAATGTTATCGTTATATGACATCATAGGTTTTAATTCTAACATGGGATTAACTAGGGATGAGTTCATTCGTAAAGTTCTTGGTGAACGTAGAGAAAATAAATGACATTCAAGTACTGGCAAGATGGTGAAGAGAAGGAAGCTGAATCACTAGACCAAGCCATTGATCAGACTCTAATACATAAACCAGAAGAGTCTCAAACACCTATTGAGAGTGCCTCAGAGCCAGCGAGAGAGCTTGCTGAGTACATTGAGGGGCGTAAGGGTGTCCTAAAGGAACTCTTCTCTACGGAGGCGTGGAAGGAAGCATTGACTACCTTACCTAAGCTTGATGATGTGGTAGCACAGAAAGAAATTAGAGAAGAATCTATGTCTGTAGCTCTTGATTGGATGGGTGGTGGAATAACTCAGGTAGGTAAGAAGGGTGTACAATTAGTTGGTGAGGTTGCTGACATGATTGATAACTACAGACCTGGACAAGGATTTAGGGATACATATATCCAACCAAAGAAAGAGTTACCTTCTGGGGTAGAGGAACAAATAAAAAACTCAGTCTTTAAAGATAACCAAGGTAATCCTCTGGTTGTATTCCATGGCACAAACCGTATCATTGAGGGTGGTTTAAAGAAAGGAAAGGTTAGACCTGTAATCTCTTTTACTTTAGATCCTAAACTAGCTGATGAAGTATACTCAGCTGCGGATGAGATACCTTATCATGCTAAGACAAGAGTACCTAAAAAACCTGATGAGTCAGTAGAAGAATATGCTACTAGATTACAGCCTATAGCTAAAGAATTAGGATTCACACATCCTTCTAATATAATTGAAATGATTGGTGGAATGGGTGATGAGAAACAATTAGCTAAGTACGTACCTATCATAGAGAAGAAGTGGGGTATTCAAGTAACTAAACACGGTACTGATGGTAGATATTTACCTACCTCAGCAACACACCCAGTTACATTGGATATTCAAAAACCATTCAACCCTGCTGATCCTAAGCATGTTAAGAGATACCATGAGGCGTATGTTAAACACTATGGACATACAGGGGAAATGGTTAAGAAGGATTTAGAAGCTATTAAGAATGGTGATTGGCATATGCTAGAGGAACCTGAGCTTATGAAGAAGCTAGGTTTTGATAGTACATATACCGTAGAGCACGGTGCAGTTAATATACACGTCTTTGATGAGAAACAAGTAGTGCCTCTTTTTAGTAAAGTAAAAAACAAATTAGATGTGAATGTATCAGAGCACGGT